GCAGGTGTTGGTTCCGTTTGTTCGCGGAACCCCATATTTTCCGAACTTCCGAAAAACGGCAGTACACGAAGCTGTGGTTGATGCTGAACATACCCTGGAAGAACTTTCTGAGGTTGAACGGCTCAAAGCGCTCAATGAACAAATCACTCAACGTACAAACAAACTGAAAGAATGAAATGATGACAATGTCACGAATTATTGCGCTAGTTGTTGCCGGCGTGCTGGTAGTAGCTTCCCTGATCATGCTGCCAATGCTTTTCGAAGATCTGGATTCGAGCCAGGTGATGGTGGTTCAGTCGCCTATTTCGGGCGACCTGACTGTCTATACCGACCCGGGCATGAAGTGGCAAGGACTGGGTTCCGTTACCAAGTATCCTCGACGTAACGAATTCAAGTTCAACCTTGGTTGTGAATCAACTGCTTCCAAGGCGCCCACTGAATCACGTGCCGGCGATCACACTACAGCTGGCCTGGGCATTCGATTCTACGACGGTGGTAATGCTACACTTTGTGGTTCCATCTCTTGGATGATGCCGCTGAAGCCGGAAGATATCATTGCTATTCACAAGGACTTCCGCTCCAGTGAAGCGTTTGAATTGCAGGCTATTCGACGTTCTATGGAATCGTCTGCTACGTTCTCCGGTCCTACTATGAGTTCGTTTGAATCGGCTGCCGGTCGACGCAATGAACTTCTGCAGATCGTGAATGAGCAAACCCTGCATGGCGTATATAAGACGCTGAGCAAGATGGTTCGCGCCAAGGATATTGCTGGCGTGGAAAAGGACATGCAAATTACCGAAATCGTTAAGGACGAAAAGGGTGTGCCAGTCCGTGCGCAGGAAAGTTATGTGAACAAGTATCACGTTACTATGCTGCCAATGACGATCAGCCAGTTTCGATACGAAGACCGTGTTGAGGAACAGATCAAGCAACAGCAAGCGGCTACCAACGCAGCAGTGGTTGCAATTGCGAATGCCAAGCGTGCTGACCAGGATGCCATCACTGCGGAATCCCAGGGTAAGGCTAACGCTACGAAGGCTGAATGGGATGAAAAGACTATCCAAGCCAAGGCGATTGCTACTGCACAGGCTAAGGTTACGATTGCTGATGCAGGCGTAAAGGAAGCTGAAGCGTTCAAGAAGGCTGAAATCTTGCGCGGCGATGGTGAAGCTGCTCGTAAGCGTGCTGTTATGGAGGCCGACGGCCAGCTTGACAAGAAGTTGGAAGCACTCGTGGCTATCAACGAGAAGTATGCTGACGCTATCAAGTCTGCACAGCCAGGCGCCTGGAGTCCGCAAGTTGTATTGGGCGGTGGTGGCGGAGCTAATGGCGGTCAGAACGCAAGTGCATTGATTGACTTAATGACTGCGAAGACTGCGAAAGAACTTGGTATTGACATGAGCGTGGTCCGCGGCGCAACTGCCAAGAAGTAAGAAGTAACAGGTGGCAACATCTGTTGACCAATAAGGGGTTGTAGGCTATAATGGCTTACAACCTCTTCCTACATGCGAGTCAAAAATGACATACGAAACAGAACAAAGAATAGTAAGTCTGAAAGCATTCTACTCGGGTCTGAGGGAAGGTGTGGTAAGATTCGCGCATTGGAAAGATGGTGTACAATATGTTGGCACTACTGGCAAATCATTACTTGTGGCCATCAGGGAAATCAATAAGGAAGAAGAAGAAGGCATTGAACGTATCAAAAGGAACTACCCGTGAACATCCATAATTTTGCTAATCGTCAGCTTTGTGAGTATGCTTCAATCTATCCTACTCTTGCATCGTTGCTCGATCATCTTCTGTTTACCGTTGGCAACGGATATGACTTAGATGAAGATTCGGGGATGATTGTCGATGGCGACGGTATGAGAATCGACAAATATCCGAAGATGCATAGTGATGCATGGAATAAGCTCATCGCCAAATGCCATGCAAAAGAACGGAAGTGGGCAGAAGAATTCAAGCGATATGGGAACAGTGATGGAACCATTGATGAAGAATATCTTGCTAAAAATTGCGAACGGTACAAGATTATAAATGTGGATGATTCCATGTTTACCGAAGACGCATTATATGCAGAATTGATTTCCACCAAGGCATTACTCAATAAGGATGCGTATAGAATGGATGACTATCACCGTCCCTATCCATTATCAGAGAAGTACAGCGATGTATTTAATTTGAACGTGAATACACCGGAATGGTTTGTTCAGATTGCACTGAACTTGTCCAAGGCGTGGGTTCGATTCCTTAATGAGGAAATTGCCGATAACAACGTGTGGATCAAACCTTCATTAAGAAAGAAGAAGGTAAACCCGCTGTTTGCTGCTGCAATGGCCGATTTATTTGACGACATTAAGGCTGATCCTGCCTACGACGGCTGGGCTGACAACACCGAGGAACCAGAGTCGGATTACGGCGATTTGACGTGGACTACACGGCATCGTGACATGCTTGTAACGCAAGTGCAGCGGCTAGAGAGCTTGCTAAATGCCTAAATATACTGATTGCAAGTTTCTATCAGCCAATGAGACCTATTGGGATCAAAACGCTATGGCTTACGAACAGACATCTGGATTTGGACCAGTAAACAAAGGTACCATTAGGTTTAGCGTAGACTTGAAATCAACAATTACCATTACAAAATTCAATCAAGGAATGCGCGAGGTTGGAGTTGTGGTTTTTAATGACTTAGACATAGATCATCTGCTACAATACCTACAAGAAGTCAAACAATATCTTTCCGAACAAGAGTTGGTAGATAAATTAAAAGGGCGATAATGGGTAAGAAGAAAATCATCACTATTAGTGCATCAGAAGTATCTCCGTATGAATTCGAAGGTACACTGGTTGATTTAAGAAATCAGATCTATACCTGGATTGATCAATATGGCCCCACAGCGAGAATAGCCTGGGACCCCGATCATTGGCCTCAATATAACGATTCACCTTCACCTCAATATGATATTATGGTGAGCAGAGAAGAAACTGATGAAGAATACAAAAAGCGAGTCGAGCAGGAAGCAACGCAAAAGGCTGCTCAGGATGAGCGCGACAGGAAAGAGTTCGAACGCTTGTCTAAAAAGCTTGGAGTAAAATAATGGGATGCTGGAACGGAACCTGCGCAGTCAGTAACCTGCATATTACAGCTGGAACTCCTGTAACGGTGTTTCTACTTCTTGAACAGAGAGGGTCTAAATCCTTCTGTTATTCAAATGCATTGAATGATCTGTGTCCAGTTCCATTCTACGGCGAATACAACGATTATGGCGCCGTAGAAAACTGTCATGGTTTTGGATTGAATATGGTTGTCGACGCAATGCGTGATCAACTATATGAATTCGGAGAAGGACCTAATTCGTCCCATGATATGTCGGTAAACAAAGGCAATTTTAACATCGAAATGTTGTTTGAAGCAGATCACGAAGATCGTCTTGGTATACAGGAAACTTACAGGTGGGATGGTGAGGAATACGACCGTCGTGAGTTGGAGAAGATGCGTCTCGAAGAAGGACTTACTCCAGCACAAGCCTTTGAGCTTGACAGACTTGCAAATAAAATCAAGAAAGTTGATACTTTCCGTAGAGTCACCCACGTCATTGTCCACGGCGCAGTGTTTCACGACATTATGCATAAGTGGTATATCGAGGACTATGTCGGCGATAGCAAGGGAGACAAAGGCTACCAAAACAATTACCGCCACATTTATTTTCAGGATATCCTCAACGATCTTCCTGCATATATTCAATCACTAAAATCCAATAAAGAAGAATTGGATAACACCGCTGATCCTAAATTAAGGATGGCAATTATGAGATTGAGTCGAAGTAACAACTTTGATAATCCCAATCTTGCTGCTAAATGGATGGGTAATATAGATCGTAGTGAATCAATGAAATACGGCATTGTTCATGCAGAGGAGGTTATTGAAGAATACAAGGGCAAGGATGACTGGGCTGGTCTTGCTTCGTTTATGACGGAGGTGCTGACTACTCTCTGGATGAATGCATTCATGGGTCACACACGAAAATTATGGTCTAAGCAATCCGGTTCTGGGTCACAGAATAGCGACCATCTTGCATATCGTGTGCTGACACAATCCATGAATGATATTATGGATGTTGAACAGGCAGAGTTGGATGAGATAAATGCCGAGGATGAAGAATTTGACGAGATCGAAGCAGATGCATCAGCCGGATGATCCACAGCCGTGGCCAGAAGACATAGAACTCGAATGTGGTTCTGTAGCATCATTTGACGCAGGCAGTGGAATCAGCTATCGTTGTACTACTTGCTTCGCTGTTGTTGGCAGCATTGGAATGCCGAGAGAATGTAAAGAATTGGAAGACATGGCTGTTGTTGTACAGAAACTAAAAGGCAAGAAATGATTAAAATCAAAACACAAATCGGTAATCTTCTGCATGTGAAATCCGGACACATTGTCCACGGTTGTAATGCACAGGGAGTGATGGGGTCTGGTGTTGCACTTGCTGTGAAAAATACCTATCCACAAGCCTTTAAGGACTATTTGGAAGTACATAACGCAGGAGGCCTTATTCTCGGAGAAGCCTATCCCACTGCCGTGAAACCGGAACTTATCATCTGGAATGCCGTGACACAGAACCTTTATGGTAATGGCTCGAGAATGGTTAGCTACGATGCAATACAGACCTGCTTTCAGTCAGTAAATGACTTTATTACTCAAAATAATGGACATGTGATGACTCCCAACGAAGTCCACATTCCGATGATTGGTGCTGCACGTGGCGGTGGCAATTGGGAAATCATCCGAGAAATCATTGAACAAACCGTTACCTTTCCTGTAACACTTTGGTTGCCGGATTCGACTGTGACTACACTATAAGGAAACACCATGTTAACAGTATACAAAGCGCAGGATCAGAAGTTTCTGGACCAGTTTATCAGCAACACATTGAATAGCTGGCAGGGGTGGGCATTTGCTCAACCCGATATTGGAAATGTGACCTTCCCTACCCAATTCGTCATTGTTCAAGAACCCAACATCAAACTTGCTACCATTCAAGTCTTGAAATAATGTCAACCTGTCCACACTGCGGAGAAGAACTTCCGCGGAAGTCTAAATATCCGCAGGTCTCTATTATAGCCCGCAAGCATCCCCTTGGCTTCCGTTCACCGACCGGTAAGTATCAGGTAAGATCTATGTCCCTGGAAGAAGGTACAGAAGAAGTTCCTGGTAAAAAGGGCAAGTATAGAAAATATGATATGATTCGTGTGCAAATTATGCACAATGGTTGGCTACAGGGCTGGGCATTTCCACTAAAGGAATATACCCACTGGATACGATTCAACATAGAAGGTTCTTCGCAACCATTTGGATTAGGTAGCGCCTGGGCATACTGGCAAAAGCACAACGGCCCAACCGAGTGACATAGTGTCCTAACTGCCATATAATAGTGGCAACAAAGGAACTGCTATGCCAAGTAATACCGACAAAATTGCTGCACTGCGCCGGGAGGCGGATGAGTTGGAAGCGGCCGAAAAGGCCTTTCTTGCACTGCCAGAGGATGAGCAACTTGCCATCACTCTCCATTCAATGCTCTGCCACTGGAATCACACAGATGGCTGTTCCTGGGAGTACGAAGGATCCGGTGGCAAGACAGACTGGAATGGGCACGCCCATAAGCAATATATGGAAAAAGGTCGTAAGATGCTTTCGTTCTGTCATTGTAACGGAATTTCTGCAAAGGATGCTATTGCCATCCTAGGAATTGCCAAGGAATTCTGATGCGAGTTCAGGTCCGCAAATGTAGGTTTACTGGTAAGATCTTTGAAGAGAAAGATCTGAAGAAGTATGCCATCCATTTGCGCAATCTGCGTGCTGAACGCGCAGAAAAGAGAAAGATTGATAAGGTGCGTGCCACATTCACTTCCTGGCTCAATCGCGAAAAGAAAAAGATTCTGCATCCAGAAGATATCCCGACCTGGTTCCTAAAGAATCAACGCAAGATCATGGATGCCGTGAATGCAGGATTCGGTGACAGGGATGAAAAATTCTATTCTACTGATGAATTTGTAAAATTTAGCTTCGAAAAGGCAAGGTATAGTCGCGTTACCTCCAACACCCATGTTTGCCCTAAAGGTGGTGTATTAAATTGGTCCGTAGAGGATGATAAACCCAAAGGTTATCCGGGATGGTCTGTTCATGTTAATGGAACGCTGAAGCGTAACAAGAATCATCTAGGTTCATATCCCTATCCTGCGGCGCTAAATGCGGTTGGACTTAAGACAGGGTCGGGTGGTGGTGGCAACGAAAGTTGGGGATACGGTGTTAGTATCTTCCTTGCAGATTGGCCAGGGCTGCAACAGACCATTCTGGAAATGGAATGTGATCAAATTGTTGATAAACTGAAAGGCGTGCGATGAGCATCGAAAACGAGTTCAAGTTCATTGGGTGGAATACTGAGGGTACTTCCGACAAGATTTGGGGTTATTTCCTCCGTCCCGGGCATGTAGGAACCCCAAGCAGATGGGCACCTGCTGATTACGGACGACATTGTTGCATCTTCTGGAGTCGACGTGGCAAGGCCATGCAGTTTAAGCCTGATGTAGTCGGTGATGACCTCGATGGGCTGGTTAGGTCTAAACTCAAGAAGGGCTACCTGAAGATTGATGAAACAAAGCTACTAAATATTTGGCCGACTTTCATTACCGAAGCCGAAGGTAAGCTGATGTGGGAAGTGCTTGCAGGTAAGGTCAAGTGATTTCATTAGAAAGTCTGCATCGCAGACAAGAAATATTCAACGTGGATTACAAAAGCCTTCAGCGTATGGAGGACTTTCCTTTTGCACGAATTAGTGACAACTATCAATCCGAAGCATACAAATGGTGTCAGGAGAACTTTGGTGAAAACTGGATTTGGTCAAGCCCCATTCAAACAATCTATACCGATATCTATTTCCTCCAACCAGAAGATGCCTTACTGTTTAGACTAAGATTCGACACACTAGCAACCACTTGACGCATTAGAGCAGATAACGCATAATACATACATAGCGCAAACAACCGCTGTAACTTTAACCCCAACCGGAGAAAACACAAATGGCCAGTATTGACACCCATCGCGTTGAACGTCCCCGTGATGTCCGCACGCTCCTTACCCGCTGCATGAAGGTGGGTCGCCCTGCAATGATCTGGGGTCCGCCCGGCATTGGTAAGTCCGAGCTGATTGCGGAGATTGGTGCTGAAACCAATCGCCCTGTGATCGACATGCGTCTGCTCTTGCTTGAGCCGACCGACATCAAGGGTATTCCGTATTACGACCCCGAAACCAAGACCATGAAATGGGCGCAACCTGCGGACCTGCCGACTGAAGGCCAGTTCTCGAATGCGATCCTGTTCCTGGACGAAATCAACGCTGCTCCGCCGAGCGTGCAGGCCGCTGCCTACCAGCTGATCCTGAACCGTCGCGTCGGCGAATATCACCTGCCGAAGGGTGTGTCGATGGTTTGCGCAGGGAACCGCGACAGCGACAAGGGTGTTACCTACCGTATGCCCAGCCCGCTGGCAAACCGACTGGTTCACATCGAGATGGCTGCGAACTTCGAAGACTGGCAGAAGTGGGCCATTGGCAACCGTGTGCATTCCGATGTGGTTGGCTTCTTGTCGCACCACAAGCAGAAGTTGTTCAACTTCGATCCGAAGAGCCCGGACAAGGCGTTTGCTACTCCGCGTTCGTGGGTGTTCGTTGGCCAGCTGATCAGCGACGACCTGCCGGAATCGATGAACACTGCGCTGGTGGCTGGCACTGTTGGCGACGGCCTGGCAACTGAGTTCAGCGCACACCGCAAGGTTGCTGCTCGTATGCCCAAGTCGGAAGACGTGCTGATGGGCAAGGAAAAGGTCCTGAACGTGAAGGATCTGAGCGCCATGTACTCGCTGACGATTTCCATGTGCTACACACTGGATGAGTGGGTGAAGAAGGCGAAGGCCAAGGAAGACGGCTTTGGGATGGACACCTGGCACGAATGCGTGGATCACTTCTTCACGTTCATGATGGACAATTTCCAAACGGAAATGATTGTCCTGGGCGCGAAGACTGCACTGCGCGACTACGCCCTGCCGATCAATCACCGTCAGCTGAAGACGTTCAAGGGCTTCCACGAGAAGTACGGCAAGTACATTCTGGAAGATTGATAGAAAGGCTGTATGGCAAGGTACACCCTAAAGGTCTTCTGTGGTGCGAAGCAGCTGGAACGCTTCGATCACAGAGCTGTGGGTAAGCTATACAGCATCCTATCTCATCCAAGGAACAACAGGGCTGGCCAAACTGGCCCGTTTGGTGAAATACTGGAACATGCGGATAAGTTTGAGATCTATGATTCTCAGATGGAACGCATCTTCCAGGGTAATTTGACTGATGCGCTCAACTGTATTGGTGGACTAAAATGATGGCACAAGAAATACGGGTTGTTGAAGCAATGTCGATTACAGAGTTTACTAGGGTGGTCAACGATCTACTATCAGGAGGATGGTTGTTGTCGGGAGGCATGTCGGTGGTGAGCAACACTAATACTCACCAAACTTATTTTTATCAGGTAGTTGTTCGTGAATATGAACAGCCCGGAGCCTGGGGCTAAATAATAACAAAGCAAGTTGGTTGGGGAACCATTTCGAAGGGGCTTTTGCCCCTTCCTTTTTATCCTGTTGACCTATAACTGGTCCTACTATATAATACATACATGACAACGCAAGAAGAACAGGACAAGGTAGCGCAGATTCTGCGGAACGGATACTGCACAGGCCGCCACTGTAAGGGTAAGGGTATTGCCGATGATGACCATACCTGCCCGTTTAATGATGAGATTCATCCTGACAGGACTGATCTCTGTAATTGTTGCGAAGTATGCGCTCACGAATGCGCAATGGATATTTAAAGGAAAACCATGTCAAAAGCATCTCCCGAAGCCGTTCTTGAGCAACTGACCCGCGCTCGAATCTCCCTGCTGCTTCAGCAACCTTTTTGGGGTACGCTGGCAACTCGCCTGATTTTGCGTGATGCAACCGATGAAAAGTGGTGCCCTACTGCTGCAACCGACGGGCGTTATTTCTACTACAACCGCAATTTCATCAGCAAGCTGACCAAGCCCGAAACCATCTTCTTGGTTGCTCACGAAGTGGAGCATTGCGTCTACGATCACATGTCGCGTCGTGGTAGTCGCAAGCCCAAGATGTGGAATGCCGCTGCTGACTTTGTTATCAACTGGGAGCTTCACGAACACAATATCGGCAAGTTGCCGGATCCGAAGACCTCGGGTGTTCAAGCCTGCTTTGATTCCAAGTACAAGGGTATGTTTGCTGAAGAGGTCTACGAGTTGTTGCTCAAGGATCCGAATGCCAACTATCCCGAGTTTGACATTCACTTGGAGCCAGGCGATGGCAAGGGTGAGCCGATGACGGATGAAGAGCGTCGTGTTCTTAGCGATGAGATCCGTGCTGCGGTAATGCAGGCTGCTAAGTCTGCAGGCGCTGGCAATACACCCGGTGGCGTGAAGCGCATGCTGAAGGACTTGACCGAGCCACAGATGGATTGGCGCGAAATCCTCAACATGAAGATTCAATCCATGATCAAGAATGACTTCACTTGGAGCCGTTGCTCGCGTAAGAGCCAGGCACAGGGCATCTATTTGCCCGGTACCAAGGAAGACGTCAAGGTCAAGGCTGCGGTTTCGATTGACTGCTCGGGTTCGATGAGTGAGGATATGCTTCGCGATCTGCTCAGCGAAACCAAGGGCATCATGGAACAGTTTGTAGACTTTGACTTGGAAGTTTGGTGCTTTGACACTCGTGTCTACAACTATGCCAAGTTCACGCCTGAAAACATCGACGAGATTGATGACTACGAAATCAAGGGCGGCGGCGGTACTGATTTCATGTGCAATTGGGAATACATGAAGGAACACGACATTCAACCTGAACGTTTCATCATGATGACTGACGGATATCCGTGCGGTAGTTGGGGCGATGAGAACTGGTGCGATACCTTGTTCCTAATCCATGGCGATACCGCACATCGTTTGGTGGCACCGTTTGGTATGACTGCATGGTACGAGCCGGACAGTCATTCTCCGCAAAGCAAGCGATGACTAAGTGGGCCCAGGGCCCACTTAGATTCACCATAAAATGCAACAAAACATCACAGCTAACCAACCACAGTAGCAAGGACACGAGGACAAATATGAAGAAACTACTTATTATCATTGGGCTTATTTTTGTAATCGCCTATTGGACTGAGGTGAGTAACTTTGTATCAGGGAATTTTTCTTCTGCAGGAGATACTGCTGCAAAATGGATGGTCGATCATACACCAAAGAAGTAAGATGGATAATCTGCTACTTCCGGTGAACGATGCATTCGTAGATACTGTTGCCAGGGCTATTGCTAAGAACAGAATGCATAGAGATGCATCTGCCGCACTTGAAAATATAATAGGAGTCGGGTTAGGTGATTCGGATAGGCTCGAATCAACATTCGACACTATCTTTGAGGGTCTTTGGAACGGTACTACCCAGCATGATGAAGAACAAAAAGATCAATATAGGGCCGATGCTCGAGCTGCCATTGCAGCCATAAATCTAAAGCTGCTTATCTCATCGGAGTAGAAAGGATAAATACATCAATAAGGTATATTGATGTCAAGTTCACTACTCTTCAAAATAAAAGATAATGTTGATATTGATAAGCATCGACTACTCGAGATCTTCTTCAAGGATTGGGTAGATGATACATGCAATAACCAAGTCAATTACAAAGTTGAGCGAGATGTAAGAAAAAATTGGGAACCAGGTATGGTTCGCTATAAAGAAACATTTCGCGTTGATTTTGAAACACAAGAAGATGCGCTAGCAATGCGATTAAAAGGAGTCCCTAGGGAATTCCAGTCGTATCTGGAAATTGTCAAATAGGTAGTTGACAATTTAGTGTACTAATAGTACACTAGCAATAGGACCTTCTTGTCCTAAACAATAATGAATGGTGATTTATGGACACATTACTTCTGAATGCCGATGGCATGCCTCTTTCTCAGGTACCACTCTCTGTGGTCACTTGGCAAGTAGCCATGCGTCTGATGTTTCTGGACAAAGTAAGGGTCCTTAAGGAATACGACAATTGGACCGTAAGATCTCAACACTTGGAGATGAAGGTTCCGTCTATTGTCATCATGACTGAACAAGTCAAGTGGAGCAAGACACTGAAGTACAGCCGTGCTAACGTGTACCTTCGGGATGATTTTACCTGCCAGCTGCAAACCACATGGAGATGCAAGGAAGCAAAGGGTAAGGTAAAGCTAACCGAACTTACGCTTGACCACGTTGTTCCGCGTTCGCACGGTGGTAAAACCAGCTGGCTCAACGTCTGTACATCCTGCAAGGAGTGCAACAGCGAGAAGGGCGCAGATCACAAGATTGTGCCTAAGAAAAAGCCACACAAGCCGACGTATTACGAAATCTTGAACAAGCGCAAGACACTTCCGATTCACATTCGTGATGAAGAATGGAGGTACTACATCGATTGGCCGGAACACCTGGTTAAGGTTCAACCTCAGCCTAGTTAAGTGTCTGTTGGGATCATATAAATACTATTCCAGGCTACCTTAGTCTGGACTAATCTAGAGGAACCGCTAGGTTGGTTAAACATCCTAAAGGAGGTATGTTATGTATGATCCCAACATGTCTGTTGACCAAATGAATTATGGCAACATTGATACAATTCTTTCTAATATTTCAATGGGTGATGCATTGAAACTTTGGCAAAAATTATTAGATGCTAGGATGGCTCTTCCACCTAATGATAGATTCTTTGAATTAAAGGGTATGCTCGAAGATCATACCGTACCAGTATATCAGGCTCATCAGGGAATAGATGTTGTGGCACTAAGAGCGCAACATTTCGCTTCGAGCGGCCCTGATACAGGTTGGAATCCATTAAGTCCGGCTGTATTAGCATTGGTAGAAGCTATCTATGGTCCTAGTAAATATGTCGAACCTGCACCAGTTGTGGCTACGCAAATTCCGCCTAGGAGAACCAGGAGATAGGAATCTAAATACTTAACATTACACAGAAAGGGTCCTTAGGACCCTTTCTGTTGGGTGTTAATATCAAAAAGAGTCAATTTATGTCCAATAAAATCAGAATATTATGCACGAAGTGGTAAATAAAAACGTATAGAATTGCTCAATACACAACCATTTTAATCGGAGAACATAATGGCAAAAGCAAAAAAAGTAGCTGCACCAGCAGCAGAAGCAGTAGCACCAGCAGCAGAAGCACAAACAACAACATCAGTAGAAGCAGTTCAGCTAACCATTGCTGATCTACAGCTTCTAGCACGTATTGTTGATCTTGCTTCACGTCGTGGTGCATTCCAGGCAGGTGAAATGTCACAAGTTGGCGATGCTTACAACAAGCTTGCCGGCTTCCTTACATACGTCGAAAGCGTACAAAAGAAGGAAGAGGCAGAGAAGGCAGAGACAGCAGAAACACCGGCAGCATAACCAAAGGGGCTTTGCCCCTTTAAGGAGTAAATATGGCAATAGAAGGCCTAAAAAAGCATTCCGGGCAGCTTTCAAACACCGGAGTTCGTGTAGCAGTAGTTTTTAGAAAACTGCCAAACGACGAAAACAACTGTCTAATCGTAGAAACAGAGCGTCTTCCAGACAGCTATCACGACTATGTCATTCAATGTCTAAATAGCAGAGAAGCATCAGAGACAAATGAATTTTACGAAGTCCTGAATCGTAGAACATTTCCAGACGGCTTAAATTGCCTAACAGCACTTCACCAACGTGGATTTTTACGTAAGGAGCCTGTAACAAACATTACAATGTATCCGTTACCTGGTCAGGCAGTACCACTAGCCCTTATCAATGCAACCATTGATAAGAAGGTCGATGAGTATATGGCAAAGCAGAAGGCACCTGTACCGACAGTCGATGCTACCCTTGCGGCATTAAAGGATCCGACAGCGGTTGCTAAAGGATTAATTCTTCAAGCTGAACTGTTAGAAGCCGATGCTGCTGCTAAGAGAGAAGAAGCATATGCATTAGATCCGGAATCTCGCCCGGGTCGTGGACGTCCATCTCTTCCTGACGACATAAAGGCTGAAAAACTCGAAGAACGCAAAGAAAAGCGACGTGAACGTGACCGTCTTAAAGCTGCCGAATTAAGGGCAAGCAAGGCCGATGCCGCAATCGATGCTAAAGTAGCAGCAAAACTGAAAAGAGATGCTGCTAGGGTAGCTCAGTCCTAATCTCCGTAATACAGCTGGTTTATTCCGGCTGTATTCTTATAAATATAGGAGTAATCGGAGATGAGCAATATGGCCAAAAAGACAACCACTAGCTTCAATATAGATAAGGCTATGAGTAGAATTGCCAAACCATCTGTATTTGATCGTATAGTAAAAGAGATTGAAGCTAAAGAAATACCAGCAAAATATGTAGAACAGATACTTGTTCAGTATTACGATGGTAATGTTGTTGAACTTAGTGGAAAAGAAATAACTCATCCTATCCCAGTAAATAAAAATGCTACATGGGAAGTTATGGAAGATTCATTTAAGAAAATGAGAGATGTCAAAATATTCATTAATACAGAAAAATTAGAAAAGGATATCAACGAACAAGTTGAAAAAATCCTAGGGAATTTTTGTTAAGAACTAAATTTTTTCTCTAACCATTTAAAATCATTGATCAGCCCGAGCATATCGGGCTGATCCTTATGTACTCTGCCAAACTCGGCGCCTTCCTTTGCACCCATAATAGCAAAGTCTCCAAATTCCCTATCTTCTCCCTTTGAGCACCAGATAGAAAGTCTGTGCTCAGTTTCACTATTATCCTGATTGGGAATAATCTTTGATGCAAGTTTTGCACATTCTCTGAATCCACTGCGCCAGGCTGAGAATGGATCTGTATTGAATTTTGTGATGTTACTAACTTCTTCAATTACCTTAAAGCTCTTAGAAACAGTGGTAGTGAAATCAATTGGAGATCCTGCATAATCTAATAATATTTTTGTTGGAAATAATTTTACACCACCATATCCATATTCGAGATCATTTACGGGATTACAAGAATGCCACACATGCACTGATTGTCTGTCCAAGGAGTGTGGTTGATAATTAAAGTCAAATTCTGGCAGAATTTCTGCGTCAGCATCTACAACATAAAACATATCCGATTTTGCTAATTTAGCAGCGACCTTATGTGCTTCGAATATTCCCTTTACTCCGTGAATTCTTTGTGCCCTGGAAAATCTATTCCTTAATGTTTGATAGTTTATATCAGCATATTCTTCATCATAGCTAAGGAAAATAATATCAAATATAGGATAGGTATAAATTTTTTCAGAGATATTCTTAAAATGCAGTTTACCCGGCTTCAATCTATCATCGCTGTACACAGACGCATCTTGTAGCACCAATGAAGAATTATACATAAGAACACGCATATCATTATTCCAGATATGAATGTATCCAGCATCCCAATCCTGTGGTTTGAATGAAAAATCAAAATTAGGAAATAAAAGTTCCTGATCTGATCTAATTATATAAAAGTATTCAGCCTTACATTTTCGGGCAATGCTGGTAAGGATATCATCTGTTAGATATGAATGCTCCGAAAATACCATACCATTGATATATGTGTTCTCACAAACCCTCTTAGATACATATTCGGTTTGATCATCATAAACGATATAGACTGGCTGACGCATTAAAATTCCATTAAGTGTGCAGTTATTTAGCCAACTTCTCTTGACTAAAATATAATTATACACTAAAATACCCATAACATCAAGGACTGCTGTGAAAAAACTATTCGTTGCTTTGGCTTCTATTTTTGCATTGTCAGCAATGGCCCAATCATCAGATTGGAAATTGACTACGGTACCAGGTGCTGATCGAGAAACTGTTGGGCATATCTACCATACAAGTGCGGTAGGTACACAGACAGGTTCGAAGATTGAAAAGTTTGTTACGGGACTTCGGCTTGTTTGCACCGCACGTGAATCAACATCGAATAAAAATGCGGATCCTGTTATTGCCATTTATTGGAATACAATGATTGGGAGTACACCACAGTTTGTTGATATTAAAGTCGACGGAAGGCAAGTAGGTGTAGGGCAAGAAACCAAATGGGACCAGGATGGGCCTTTGTTGCTAAGAAGGATTTCCGAATCCAGCACACTAATGCAATCAATGAAGACTGGGCGCAGTATTAGCTTTCAGTGGTCTGGTACCGATGGTGTGCGCAGGGCAACTATTTTCGATCTGCGCAACTTCAGGTCGAATTTGAGTGAATTCAATACTCTTTGCAAGACACAGATATAAATAGGTACATAATTTTCGGAGTAGTCGATGCCACATACTTTGGGTAAAACTCTAGCAGTTGCTACCCTTTCTTTAGTTTCAGCAATAGTCATTATTTATGCTATAGAGAGAACTGATCCGGCACGCAGTCTAATCGAATCCACTGCATTGGGCAGATCCGGAATTAAAGATCTAGATGTAGAATATGTAGATGGTAAGATATATCTCAATATAGAATTAAATACACCCAAAACATGCAATGAGTTGGTTGACTCTTTAAAAATTCAAACCATTGTAATAAAAAGAAGAACCTATCAACCTACCTGCATGAAAATTTCGGATACCTTAATGCGAGTTACCTATACCCAATCAATCTCTATATGAAGGAATTTACATTTGTCGAGTTTCTATTCACTATTGATGAATATCCCCAAGAACTTGGCAAACTCATTGCATTAGGTAAGGATTTTAAACTAATCAAATGTGATGATGAATTCGATGAGGATGATGATGGTCTAAGATTTGATTATAAGAGAGTTTCGGGAAACATAAACACCATGACTGCCTCAGTCATCAAACTACAGAATCCTACACTTGCAGGTAAGATGAGAATCTCTTATATTCCTGAAGAACTCAAAAATAAATACAGAACATGAAATTCTACATTCCCAACGATCGTATCGCTCAAATAAATGAGGATGATTGTAAATGGTTAAATCCTGCAGACTTTAGAAATCGTAAAGAAGCAATTATCCTCGATCAATGGGGAAATGGTTGGATTTTTGAAGCTGACGATAGTTTCAATTCGTATTTTACATTAATTACTGGTAAGCAATTACCCACAATTACTGATGCCGAATATGCTCAGTTTGTTGTGGATAAAATTGCATTTCTTGGTAGAGACCGTGCTAGGCAGTTTAGGACTGCATGGGTAGAGTTTCTACCAAAGATAAATACTAGATGACAATAATCACAGCTATACAGGCATTACCGAGTAGCCCCTACGAGGGATCCGGTTTTGTCGGTGTCGTAATAACAAGTGGCATTCCTAGTTATTTTCGCCTAGCGGGTGTAGGACTTGATGGAATTACTTCTGTTAGATGGTTTCCTAAAAATCCCGGAAGTGTTCAATTTGAAATGCGTCAACTTATACTTGTTGACAATACTGTTGGAACATTCATGGTTCGTGTCACCGATAATTATCTTGATACAACAGATCGTGCTGGCATAATCAGTTTCGCTTTCGACGATGGTACAACATTCTCAGCACCGGTAAAAACATACGGACCAGTTTCGGTAGGTCCACTCTGGCAAGCACCGGGGCAAGGACTTATTACAGGATAAATGATGCGAAGTGAACGAAATTAGTGTTATCCTGAAAAATAATTTACTAATTACTACCGAGGAATTCAAACTTCTCGATCGCTACTCCAGTTGCGGTAAAATGTGGACATTGATTTATAGGCCCACAACGGATATTCCTTATAAAATAACAAATCGCACAATCGAATATATATTCGATCCAGAGGCATTAACAATGTTTTGTATAGTTTCGCAAAATGTTCTAGCCTCATGGGAAACACAATGCACTCGATATCTTGGTCCGGATGATGAATTCTATCTAAAGGATTCAATGTTCATTCGACCATATATTAAGCATCATTGACTTTGTCAATCAAACCTGCTACAATTATACAATGAAGAACCTAATTCTAGCTATTAGCACGGTAATGATGTTTGTCGGAAATGCCGAAGCTGGCCGTAAAATAACAACTAAGCAACCGCCTGTATTCAGTGCCAAAAGCTTTCTTGTTGCCGAAGCAGATGGCACTATCATCAAAGAGCAGAATGGTGATTCTGTTTTACCGATTGCATCCATTACTAAGCTAATGGTGGGCCTGCTTGCTGCTGAGCAGGACCTTTCAGAATCGTTATCAATTCCTAGTTCGAGGCAAGTTCAAAGCAGTATTCCAAGAAAAACATCAACATTGACGCGAAGGGAATTGCTGACACTTGCGCTTGTCAAGTCTGACAATTTTGCTGCACAGATCCTTTGTGATAATATTCCAAACTGCATTGATAGCATGAATAACAAGGCACAAGAATTGGGTATGGTTGATACAAAGTATCGCGAACCTACAGGGCTCGATAGTGGAAATGTAAGCACTGCGCACGATCTTCTTAGACTTATGATTGCTGCGGCAGTTGATCCCGTAATAGGCAGTATATCAAGCATGCCTAAGGCCGAGATTCCTATTGATAGGAAATTTATCAAAGTCAATAATACTAACCCGCTTACTTCTAAATTTGACATAACCTTATCCAAGACGGGATATACAAATCCTGCAG